GCGCGATCCCGAGTCTGACACTTAATTTAGCAATCAGATAGGTGATCGAGTCGCGCCCTAAGCCAAAGGGTCATCATCTAGTACCTCGACTGTTGTCAAGGTTTCAATGAATTGCTCTCCAAATGGCCTAACAGTTTCACCCGAACGGCGGATACATTCCCAGGCTAGCCAGAAGATATCGCTTTGCTTCTGATCTTCGATGAACGCTTTGTGAAAGCCCTTCTTAGCGTAAATCTCAAAACCGTACTGCACCAATGGAGTAATTGGGTATTCGCCAACTGATCCATCTGCCCTTGTTACTTTTAACTTTGCCATGCTGTGCCCCTTTGTTTAGTTGTTTAGAAAGTACCTGTTGTGGCTACTGCAACTGTTGAGTTAGCAGTAAATGTGATTGATTGTGTGCCAATATCGCCAACAGCACCATTGATGTCTGTTGTGTTATTGACTAACAATGAAACTGTGTATAGAGGGTTTGTAGCAGATACTGCTGTTCCCTTTGTCTGTAGGAATACTGCTGTAACAGTTGTTCCCCATGCAGCTTGTAGTGTTGCAAGAACATTCGCTGATGCTGTGTCGTTGAGGAAGTCGATTGTAACTGTTGATGCTTCCAAGCCCTTTACGAACTTGTGAGAAGAATCGCCCATTGCTGTTACTTCGAGTTCATCAAATGAACGATTGATTGTTACTGCTGTTACATGGTCAGAAAGATCAACAGAGTTAATCTTAACGCCTACATTGTTGTTCAGAAATACAGCCATTAGGATTATTCCTCGTCTTTCTTAGTAGATGCTGGCTTTGGTGCTGAAGTAACCTGCCCGATTTTCTTCAGGAAGGCTTCGTTTTCTTTTTCCCATTCGGACATTTTAGCTCCAGGTAGTTAGAACGGATAGTGACATCTCGCAAGTAAGCAGGTCGCCAGATTGGGCGTTTAGAACGCTTGGCTGGCTTACTGCTCCCACATTATAGGTCAATGCGGATGCTGCGAGTTTGTTGAACACACCCACAAGGGCATCTTCAATTCCATTGAGGTTGCCTTCATTATCAAATAAAGGTACTGTGATGATTATCTTAAAATTAGCAGTTGGAGCAATCGTGTTATGTTGATTGTTATTAGGCTCTAAATAAGGATCAGAAGGGCTAACGATTACTGAGTTAGCCAAGACTGTGGCTGGCGGAAACGCAAAAGTTTGCCACTTAGCGTTATCGACTAATGCTGTCGCAATCGTGGTTCTGAGAGTAGTGAGAGCAACTGGCATTATCCGACCATCGAGTCAGGACTCAAAGCGTGGGCTAATAAGCCTCGTACGCGAGCCAAGAGAGTGTTACCCATGCGGTATGGGCTAGGAGTAAAGTCCGGTGACACGCCGCCTGTAGAACTAACCTGGCGAGCCTGCCAGATGTCTACTGAAATCATTAGTGCTGCTTCTTGGACGGCTGAATCTTGTGACCAATCCACATAAGTATCTGCAGCGACTTGACCCAAAGGATTTACTGGGTGGTAAGGAGCTGCTGTGTTGTTGTTGCCTGTGATGGCATAAGTGATGCTGTAAGCACCAACGCCTGTGATTGTCTTAGAGCCGTTGTGCTTTGATCCGTTGCCTGAAATTACGACAGTTTGACCAACATAAAATACATCTTTTGTTGTTGTTTCAAAATAAAGTGTGCCTGTGTTTGTTGTGTTGCTATGAGCTACATTGAATGAGTAGTTATTCCATAGCATTGGAAGAATGACGGCATCAGCTGCATCGCATGTTTGTTGAAGGGTGGCATCAGCATATAGCGAGCCAACACCTAGTGCTGAGCGAAGTTCTGCAACTGTGCAAAGTGACATTCTATTCCTTTCTAAAAACTGGGAGTGGGGCAAGGGCTGCGCCCCACTCCCAGCGACTTAGGGTGTTACTTATGCCTTGTTGTTCTTGAATGCGCCAGCAGCAACCTTAGTTGCAATTGCACCAAAGCCGTAGTAACCGATAGTTACTTGACCTGCTGCTGTTGATTCTGCACGCAAACGGTATGTTGGTGACTCATACCATGTGTAAGCATCTGGGTTTACGATGAGGATTGTTCCATCGCCATCGCCAGCGTTTGTTGGATCAACGTATAGGTTGAGTCCTGCAACGTTGCCAAGAAGTGATGTAGGAGCAACTGCTCCGCCTGCGTTCATTGGGTTTGTTGCTGTGTAGATTGGGCGACCATTGTCGTTCAATGACATGATGTTTGACCATTGTCCTGTTGATACGACCATGTTGCGAGCAAATGGGTTTGGAAGTCCTGCTGTTGCTGCGTAAACAGAAGCTGAACCACGAGCAACAATTCCTAGCAATTCTGATGCTGTTGGATATGTTGCAACTGTTGTTGCATCAAGTGATGCACCTGAGATAAGTGCTGCGTTTACTGCTGCGTTTGTTGTCTTTGCGTAAGCAGCTGCCATGTTGCGAACAAGCTCATCAAAGAATGCTGGAGATGTACGATCTAGTAATTCAACAGAGAATGTCTGTTGTCCAGCGTACTTTTTAACAGATACTGACAAGAACGCTGAGTTCTGGTCTTGCTCTGTAAATGCTGCATCTTCTGCAACTTCGCCAACAGTTGGAACCTGTGTAATCTTTGGAATCTCGAAAGTCATACCTGCATCAGGTAGTGTTCCGCGTGAGATTGCATCGATTGATGGGCGAATTGTTGTGCTAAGTGGGTTGATAATTTCAGATAGTTGGCGTGTTGGTACAAGACCTGCGTTATCTGTTGTGTTGTCTGCTGCAAGTAGGTATTGACGAGCTGACTCATCACCTAGTGCTGCGCGGATTGTGTTTTCTGCATACTTAGCAGCTGTGATTTCAATACGTGGCTTTGTGTAAGCCATTGCTGTAACAGTAGGACGAGCAGCCTCGACAGCCGCAGCTTCTACTGATGGTGTTGCTTCGACTGCTGTGGTTTCTTCCACTACTGTCTCGCTTTCTTTTGGTTGGGTTTCGGTTACAGCTTCTTCTACCTTTTTGGCTTCTTCTGCTGCAATATCAGTAACTTGAGCAGACTTAAAAGCTGGCTCTGTTACTAAACTTACTTCGACTAAACGAGCAGCGGATACATAAGTCACGCCGTCCTTAATCTTTGACTTTAATACTTCTGCACCGATGCTAAGTCCGGACTGCAATCCTTCTTCTGCCAGGATAAGTGCTTCTGTGCCGCGTTGTGAACGGCTAATAGAAAATACTGCGTTGATTGCATCTTCTGATTCTGAGAAGCTAACAGCGCGGCCTAGTGGTTTCTTTGTGTCATGTTGGCTAAGCAACTTGATTGACTTGGCTTCTGGAATTTCGATTGATCCTGATTCAAAGATTACTTTGCCGTAATTCGTTGAACCTGCTTCAACATTCAAAGGCACAATTTTGCCAGAGATGGTTCGGCTAGCAGCATCTGCTGTGAGTTCGGCTGTGAGGGTTACGATTTGGTTCATGCCATACCGTTGCTTCCGTTAGGTGATAGGTCTGTCATTTCCATCGCTTGCTCTGTTGTGACGAGTCCGAGCGATAGCAATTTTTCAATTACTGCAAGTTCTTGCAATGGGTCTGTGCGTAGGAAGTTCTTATCAATGTCAAACTTGACCACATGACCGCGTGGCGTAATGTCGTCCATAGATAGACGATCTTCAATAGCTGTGATAAATGGCTGTAAAGATAACGCTAAGAATTGTTTGCGCTCATCTTGGACGTTTGCATAAGTCATCGAGTTGTTCATGTCTGCTGATACATAATAAGCAGGTACATTGCAAAGGCGAGCAATCTCTGTAGCAAGATTTTGAATAGCCTCGTTATACATCATCTCTTTCGGAGAATATGAAACAGGTGTATATTCAAGTGTTGAAGTCAAATAAGCAGTTGAACGGTTATTGCGTGCGTTCTTCCACGCATTGAGCAATCCTTGAACTTCTTTAGGATCAAGGTCTGCACCGTTGTTCTTGATGTAGCCTGTAGCCATTGGAGTACCTGCTGCAATAGCAGCGGCTTTCTGTACATCAATAGCAGCGCGGATTGTTTGAACTCCGCTATTAAGGATTCCATCTCCTAGTGACTGGAATGTAACAAGTGAACCTAATCCATCTTGTGGCAATGTAATGCCATCAACTGCATAAGAACGAACGAATGTGTTTGTGCTGTCTAGTGTTGCAGTTACGCGATTGTTAGCAATCCACTCAAAACGAGATGGACGACCATCTTCGTTGTAAACTTCGACAACCTTCCAAAAGGCTTGTCCGTAAAATAATAATGAATCAACAGTCCACGCGATTGTTACTGATCGAGGCTGTGAATAAGAAGGTTGTTCCATCCATACAGGTAAGCCAAGTTCTTCATTCGTAGATTTCTTGTAAAGCTCTAAAGGAATTGCGCCGATTGTGCCAGCAAGTAAATTGCGGCAACGCTGTAATGCAGGAACTGAGATTGCTTCTGTTCGTGATACATAGGCATATTGGAACGGCATTGCATAAGGCGAGTATTCGCCTAAAACTTGGGGTGCTGACTGTGCTTCGAGTAAAGGTTTAGTTTGTAGTCCGAATGTTTGCAGTAAGCGACCCATGTTTACATATTAGC